CAATCATTGATCCGGTCGCGCTGCTCCGTCTGGAACTCTGCCGAATTATAACTGTCTTTCGGCGGGAACTTCGCATTGACCGGCGTGTATTCCCGATTCCGTCTTCTTGCCCTTCCGGTATCCTCGCAGAACTGGTCAATGTCATCACTGGCCTTGTGTACCTTCGCCCGCTGCGCCTTGATTGCTTCTTCGTCAGCGCCTTGGGCTTTCATTACCGCCAAATCGCGCTTTTCTTCCCGCAGTTTGCGTTCAAGCGCCCGTTGCTGCTGGCTTTGCTCATATGCCAGCGCGTTTTCTTCCTCATCCTGCGGTTCGCCCTTGATGGTGGAAAGGCGTGGAATGAAAGTCATCGGATAATGTCGGCAATTTACTCCAAAAAGGCCTCCGCCATAGCGGAAGGATTCTATTTCATCCTCGCTGTGTACAGTGATCTTGTTCCCGTCCAAGTCTTCCACCACGCCGCGCCAGCCGTTCCGGGAAATTACTTTCCCCTGCCACGGGTAGCAAAGCGGTCTTGCGCCGTTGTGGCTGCTCACCTGGTACAAGTCCGCGCCATAATCCCGCGCACGTTCGTCAATTGCCGCTCGTGCCGTGTTGAACATCGTGGTTCGTATGTCCATAGCCACATACGCTTCTGGACTCCACCGATGCCCGGCGTGGTCTATAAACCCCGTCAGGCCGTTTGAAACCATCTTTTGAACCGCGTCATGCATGGCGGTGTTCCAGCTTGAAACGCCCGTCACCACTTCGCCTGCCGCCACATTCATGATGCTTTGGGTTCTTTGGATTCTGTTCACCACATCGGATACCGTCGCTGTGTAGGCCGCTTGGGTGCTTTCAAGCATTACGGTGTTTACCAAGTTCAGTTTTTCGGCTGCCTGCTGGTAATACATGTTGAACGCCTGCATCTGGTTCGGGCTTACTTCCGGCGGCATATTCCCGCCCAGCAATCCGATTTCCGCAGCGCGTTTCAACGTCGGTTCTTCCTTTTCCACTGCGTCCAGTATCGCCGCTTCCAAGGATGCCCGCAGCGCTTCATCGGCTCCGTCAAGGCTTTGCAAAATAATGTCGCGGGTTTCCTCGTTTACCTGTCCCATCTGCGCAAGCATTTTTGCTTGATATTCAAACATTTCCAGCGGTTCCCCGCCGTGCTGGATGTACGGGAAGTATCTGGCAAGGTTCACAAGGATTCTATCCGTCACCGCCCCATAAACCTCAGCCATCGCCCACGACATATTATCCAGAAAGGAAGGGCGCATCTGATCACTCCATCCCGCCAAACAGCTTTGTCACGTCCACAGCATTTGTGGCGCTTTCCGTCTTGATCTGCGCCAGTTCCTTATCGGCTTCTTCTTCCGTCAGGCCGAGCACGCTTTCCATGAACCGCTTTTTGCTCATCAGGGACGCGCCGACAAGCATCACGCCCTGGTTGATTTCGGCGTTCTTGTCTTCGATGATGCTGTCATCGAATTTTACGGAAACATTGTACCCGCCCGAAACAAGGCTTTCCACCGTCTGCCCTTCCCAGGTGAGGCCATAGCGCACAGCCAGATCGAGAATGGCGTGTACCATGTCTGTCAGCGCTTCCCGCATGTTGTTTTCATGGGCCTTGACGGTGCCGTATGTCTTGCTGTTCTCGCTGATAACCTCCGTCGCGGTTTTCATGCCCTTCTGCTGGTCAAAGGCCAATGTTCCGGGGTCGAAGCCCACCTGAGAACAGAGGATGGATAATTCGCCGTTGATGCCCGTAATATGCGGGTCAACCCGCAAATCAACGCTGTTGTCGTAGATTTTCAAATCGTCCGGGTTATCTGTTGCCAGCGCTTCCCACACTTCATCATCGGCGTCGAAGTACTTCTGCGGCGGGCCGCTCGGATTCAGGCCGGGAGCCTGCCGCATCACCCGCGCCGGGGCAATGATGCGCTTTTTGCCAAGCACAAATTCCCGCTGAAGGCTGTCAAACATAATATCCAGGCTGTGCAGCGTGTTCATAGCCGGAGCGTATATGCTCATGCCAAGCGGGCTGTTGTCATCCGCGTAATTCGCGCCGAATGGCTTGATGTACTGGAAGAACGTTTGATGCACATCGGGAATTTCCGTCGCAGGGGACAGCAGCGGATACACAAGGTTCAGCGGATACCACCAGCCGAGGATTGTCTGCGGTTCTGCCGCGTCCTTGATGCGCTCCCGGTACAGGTCATTGGTCACGCGGTATGTTTCGCCGTCCCACTTATGCCATTCAACCACGGAATAATAATACCCGTCGCGCGCTTCACGGTTAATGAAGATAGCGCTTCGGATTTTCGCGTTGTCCCATGCCGTGGGGACGAACTGGCCCGCCATGTGAAAGCTAATCCTGATCTTGCCTTCGCCCATGTCGTTGCCTTTTTCGTCTTTCGGCACTTCTACCCATTCTTTCAGCGCACCGCCGCCCATAGCAAGGGATTTTTCTACCAAATCACCAAACGTTGGCCCAAAATGGTTTTCACAAAGAACATGCTGCAAAAACTCATTCAGCGGGTCGGGCTGTTCGCTGTCCGGGTCATAGCCCTCGCTGGTCGCGGTGATCTTACATTGCTCGTTCCACACATACCGCGCCATTTGGGAACAGGCCATTTTCCCGGCGTTCATCGTTGCCATTGTGCGCTTTAGCCCTTTCGGGTTGTTCAGCGTTTTCATTGGAACTTCATGCCATGCTTTGTAGAAGCCTTTATAAATCGCCTGCCAGGCGAAGATGAACAGCGTGTAATATTCCCGGAACGCGGGCACGCCGTCCAACTCAAACACGTCTTTCTTGAATACTTCGGCGCTCTCCGCCACTCTGTTCACCCCGTTTCTGATCCGCTCGCGGATTCGTTCAAATAATCTCATTGGCTCACCGCCTTACAGGCCCCATAGGCCGTAGGTCTTTGCAAAATGGTTGTGGGCATACCTGACCTCGTCTGCGCTGTGATTGTAAGCGTCTATCGGATCGCCCTTGTCATCGGCGCAGTATAACCCCGCTTCCTTGACAAAAGGTTCTGTTCCATAGCGTTCGTCCTCCACCAGAAAGAACCGCCCGTCATTCATCGCGCTTTGCAGCATCTCCACGCCCACCTTCAAGCCTTTCACGCTGCCCTTTATGTCGTGGGCGTTGTTGTCCGCGCCGTAGGTGTTCAGGCCCAGCTTTTCAATTTCCAGCCGGAGCGCCTTGCAAGCCGGGTCGATGTAGATTCCGTTCTCGCGCACCCGGTACTTTTGCCGCATGTACGGCAGGAACTCGCCCACAATGTGCCGCGCCTGATCGCTCATTGCCATTTGCCCGCCGTCATACCACCAGTTCCCGACGCGGAAAAGGCGGTATTCTTTCGGGCCAGGCGCGTACCGTTCGCCCAGATACGCCACGATGTAAAAACCGATGCTGGTTGCGTCCGTGGTGCCGCCGTCACCAGCGGCGAACGCTTCCACAATCGTCAGGTTATCCGGCAGCCGGGAAAGGATATGCCGTTCAGGATTGAACATCCAGTAAATCACGCCCTCGGGAATTACCCGTTCGCCCAGCCAGTCACGCTTATACAGGAACGGGCTTTTCTTGCACGCCGTTTCGATTTCTTCCAACCGCTGCGGCGTTAATATCGGGTTATCCTTGCATGTCCAGTGAAGGAAACGACAATCCTGAACCTGCAAAACATTCTTGATGCACGGGTCGGCGGGTGATGGCGGGTTCAGGTCAGCAATGTGCCAGCGGTCCTTTGCCGCGTAGGTTCGCCGGAAGCACTCCTGGATCATGTTGTCATGCAGCAGGTTGATTTCGCAGAAGTACACGCTGCCCAGGCTCATGCCCGTAATGGCTTTGTGGCTGTCCGCTTTGCCGCCGCCCTTCCAGTAAACCTTCTTTTCGCCGTCCGGGAGCTTCACCAGCAAATGCGCCCCGCTGTCATCATGGCTTACCCGGCAATGGCCTTTGAAGATGTGCAAAAGGCCCATGCCGTCCCCGTCCATGATCAGCCTGTATGCCTGCTCCGCTGAATAGGCCGTTACCAGATGCAGCGCGTCACGGCTTCGGATTAAATGCCGGGCAAAGCGCATCGTTCCCGCCGTGGTTTTCCCGCTGCGGGGCGT